GGCGGCGTGTCCGTCATCGTGCCTGCTGCCGAGTGCGGCCTGACGATTGAACAGATCGCGGCCAAGGACGTGCCGGCAGGCAAACCCTTCCAGATCGTGGATGTCGCTGACATTCCGTCTGATCGCACTTTCCGAGGAGCATGGTCATGGGCATCGTAATCGACATCAACAAGGCGAAGGCTATCGCCCACGACGCTCGCCGCGCTGCCCGCGCTGCTGAGTTCGCGCCGCTGGACGTCAAGGCCACCATCCCCAGCGAAGCCGCTGCGGCTGAGGCTGCACGCCAGGCCATCCGTGATAAGTACGCCGCCATGCAAACCCAGATGGACGCAGCACAGACGCCTGAGCAACTCAAGGCGTTGATGCCGTAAGCGTATGGAGCCGGGAGAAATCGATCCGGTGCGGTACGGCGCCATGTGGCAGCGCGTGCAGGACATGGACAAAAAGATCGACAAGATGGAACGTCAGATCGAGGAGTTGCTTGCGCTCGCCAACAAGGGCAAGGGCGGCCTGTGGGCCGGCATGGCTATCGCCTCTGCTGTCGGCGGCGCCGTCACCTGGGTCGCAGGGCACCTCAAAGGCAGCTAACATGCTAGACCCCATCACCGCCCTTGCAGCGATCTCATCAGCCGTCGAGCTTGTCAAAAAGGTAGCTGCAACGGTCGATGATGTGACGTCGCTCGGCCCGGTGTTGGGCAAGTACTTCGACGCCAAGGCCGACGCCATCGAGGTCGTGCAGAAGTCGCAAGAAGGCGGCTTCAAGGGATCGGCGCTGGGCAAGGCGCTTGAGCTTGAAATGGCGATCGAGCAGGCCAAGCAGTTTGAAGACCAGATCAAGATGCTCTTCTTCCAGTCCAACAAGATGGACGTCTGGCAGCGCATCGCGGCGCGCGCCCAGAAGATGGAGGCCGACGCCGCACACGCGGCCAGGCGCAAGAAGGAGGCCGCCAAGAAGCGGCAGCAGGAGATGGACGAGCTGTTCGTCCTCTTGATCGGCGGCTTGGTGGTGATCGTCGTGATCGGCGCAACTGTCTGGTTCATCATGGAAGCAACTGCACAGGGGGGATGAGATGGCTGAAGAAGCTGCAAAGAGCGCGCTGATCGAAAAGATCGCGTTTGCTCTCCTGCCACTGCTTTTTAGCTGCGTGGTGTACCTCATGTCGGCGCTGTCAAACCTGAGCCATGAGGTCACGATCTTGAACAGCAAGATCAGCCTTGTGGTGACAAGCGACAACAAACAGGCCACCAACACCGGTGCCGAGTTGGCGCGTGAGCGGCTGCGCCAAGACCTGTCGGCTGAGATTCAAAAGAACCGCGACGACATCCAGTACAACCGCCAGAAGATTGCGATCATTGAAGCCAAAATGGAGAAAAGATAATGCTGTCTTTAATTTCTACCCTCGGCGGCCTGCTCATCAGCGGTCTGCCCAAGCTGCTCGAATACTTCCAGAACAAGGCCGACCAGAAGCACGAGTTGGCGCTGGCGCGGATGCAAAACGAGCGCGAGTTGGCGCTGGCCGCGCAAGGCTACGCCGCGCAGCAGAAGATCGAAGAGATTCGCACCGAACAGGTCATGATGCAGACCGAGGCGCAGATGACCGAGGCCGCGCTGCAACACGACGAGAAGGTGCTCGACAGGGCGCACAAGTGGGTCGCCTCCTACGTCGGCACCGTGCGCCCGACGGTGACGTACATCTTCGTGCTGGAGTTGGTGCTGATCAACCTGTTCCTGTGCTACTACTTGTACACGAACCCTAACATGATCAAGAGTATGGACGACGTTCTGAAGTACTCGGACATCATCTTCAGCCCCGATGAAATGTCGATGCTCGGCGCGATCATCGGTTTCTGGTTCGGGACGCGGACCTGGGGCAAGAAGTGAAACTGAGCAAGGTCGGCGCCGACCTGATGCACAAGTACGAGGGCTATCGCAACCGCCCGTACCTGTGCCCGGCGCACATCTGGACGATCGGCTACGGCCACGTCTTGTACCAAGAGCAGATCAGGCTGCCGATGATGCGAACCAAAGACGACATTCCCATGATCCGCAAGGAGATGCCGCTCAAACCGGAGGACAGCCGTGTCTGGACGAAGAAAGAAACCGACGACTTATTCGCAGCGGACGTCGCGTCTTTTGAACGCGGTGTTTTACGACTTGTTCCCAGCAGTGCTGGCAGTCAAGGCCGGTTTGACGCTCTGGTATCTTTTGCCTTCAACGTAGGCTTGGGCAACCTCCAGCGCAGCACCATCCGCATCAAGGCCAACCGTGGTGAGTGGGAGGCTGCAGCGGATGGCTTCTTGCTGTGGAACAAGGGCGGCGGCAAGGTGCTGCCGGGGCTGGACAAGCGCCGCAAGGACGAGCGGGCGCTATTTCTGTCGTAGCAGGCTGCGGTACGCCTCCAGCGCCGTCTTGAGGTCTTGGCGTAGCTGCTCAAGCTGCTCAGTCTGGGCCTGCATCAGATCGTGCGCCTCTTGCGCGAATTTCACTAGGTTCTCCTGACGCCAGCTTGCGAAGTCTGGGCCTGCCGCGAGGGTTGGTTGGGACATGCTGTTCCTCGGTTGAAAATCTGTGCTCATTAGCGCACACGCGCGATCGGTGCACGCCGCCGTTCCTCGGGACTGTTCGTTCTACTTCTGTCCACGCTTGGCAGATCGGGCATTTCATTAACGGGCCTCCATCCAAATTTGCGCCATGTTGCCTGAATGTTCGTCGCCGCTGCCGGCACGTACTTAAAGTTTGGGTCAAGAATACGGGATTTCATCGTATAGCCTCCTTCAGTAGTTCCACTCGTTCCCGCGCTGCACGCAGCATCGTATACCGCTGGTGCAGGCGCTCCAAGAACGTCACGCGCCTGGCGCCTTGGCGCTCGGCCTCCAGCAAGGCCAGCACCTCAGCCTCGGTTAGCATGTTTAGCTTTTGATTTAGCGATCTCCAGTTCACGCTTCTTCTCCAGTTGGTCTAGGGATTTCTTGAGCCGCTCCATCAGGCGCTGCGACTGGTTGTACTGCTTGACGGCGATGCGGAACTGCGCCTTCGTCGAGCGTATTTTCTCTTGTGTTGTGTTCATTTTTTCTCCTCAATGTTGTAAAACCAATCGTCGCCAGCAGACCACTTGCGCGTTCCGTCAACGGTCCAGAAAGTTTTTGCTGCTTGAAAGTCAGGGAACCTGACTTCGGCTGGGATTAGCGACTGGTCATACCACAAGCAGCGGTTGTTGGGCTGACAAGCAAATTGGCCGTTCTCCAGCTTGATAAAGTTAAACGACTTGTGTTCTTCGGCCTGCTCGGTGAACCCCGTGTCGAGGTCTTGCCCGTCGGCGCAAAAATCTACCGTGAACAGATAGCGCCCGTGGTACCACGCCTTGTCCTTGCCAAGAAACTTGACCCCTAGATTGCGTAGGCCAATTTTTTCGCAAACGGTAAAGTGGTAGCCCATGCAGTCCCATAGCTGCAAGGTGTCAATGGGTAGGTCGCCGTGGCCCTTGTCCGAGACGTAGGCGCTGATCGGCAGCTTGTCGTACAGCGCGCCGTAGTTGGGTAGCAGCGACTCGATGCGGAACACTTGGCCGCGCAGCGCCTTGATGCTTACCCAGATCGCAGGCTCTAGCTCGCCGTGCCCCTTGGTGAAGTTGTACAGGTACTCGCGGCGCACAAAGCACTTGAGCGGCGGCAGCGCGGCGATAATGTAGCTCATTTCAGACTCTCCATTGCAATGTCGCTGATCGCCCGCTTGTCGTGCAGCGCGGCCCATATTTTCTCGTCTACCGTCTGGTTGGCGAGCATCACGTAGCACCAGACGGCGTGGCGCTGCCCGGATCGGTGCAGGCGTCCGTTGGCCTGCTCGAACAGTTCGAGGGACCAAGGCAGGCTGAGCCAGACGAGGTGGTGGCCGCCGTGCTGGAGGTTAAGCCCGTGTCCGGCGGACTTGGGGTGTAGACATAGCAGGCGTACTCGTCCGGCGTTCCAGTCATCAATGCTGTCAACCGTTCGGGCGTGAGGGAAGCGTCGCTGGAGTTCATTGAGTTCTTCGATGAAGTTGTAGAAGACGATCGTGTTGGCCTGCTGGTTCTCGGCCAGCAGTTCTTCGAGCCGGTCGAACTTGTGGCTGCTGAACCAAACCGGCTCTGGCGTGTAGACGAACCCGGCGGCCATCTGCGATAGCTTCTGCGTCACCGCCGCCGCGTTCTGGGCGACTGCCTGCGCGTCGGGGAACTGGACGATGAAGTCCTTCTTCATGTCCTCGTAGGGCTTGCGGTCGGGCAGGTCGATCCGCACCTCGACCGTGTGCAGCGGCGGCAGCTTGTCCTTGTACTCGCCCGGCTCCAGCACGAACGTGGCCGGCTTGATGCGCTCCATCACCTGCTCCAGCGCGCCTTGGCGCGGCTGCCAGTCGCCGTACTCGCGGTTGACGAGGTAGAAGTACTGCTGCTGGAACGCGCCCTTGCTGCGCCCGAGCAGCTTTTGGTCGATGATCTTGCACTGACCGAAGACGTCCTCCAGCCCGTTGCTGGTGAAGCTGCCGGTCAGCCCCCAGCGGATCGGGCAGTCAAGCACCTTGGCGAGCGCCTTGAACCTGGCGCCCGATGGGTTCTTCAGGCGCGTCAGTTCGTCGAACACCACGCCGTCGAAGGTGCTCAAGTCTTGCCCGGCCAGCCACTGGAGGTTGTCGTAGTTGGTGACGATGATGTTGGCGTCGCTGTCGAGTGCTGCCTTACGCTGCGCTGGCGTGCCCACGGCCACGGCTAGGGTGTGGTACTCGGCCCACTTAGCCCGCTCCTGCGGCCAGACGCTGGTGGCGACGCGCAGCGGCGCGATGACGAGCCACTTGGTCGCGATGTTGTCGAAGATCATGTCCTGCATGGCCGTCAGCGTGATCGCCGTCTTGCCCGCGCCCACCGGCGCGAGGATCATGGCGCGGTCGTGCTCGTACAGGAAGTCGGCCGCCTGCTCTTGGTAGTCGCGTAGCTTCATGCTGCCTTGCGCCCAATCAGCCACGCCCACAAAGCGCCGCCAGCAACTTTAGCCACAAACTGCATGGCGACGATGTGCGGCATCAGCGCGCCAAACGCGATTGTGGGAAACAGCAGACTATCGACGGCGGCTCCAGCCACGTTGCTGCCGTTGGCGCGAAACATCCACGACCCGCGCAACCGCGCAAACGTGCCCCAGTCCACAAGCGCGGCTGCGGTAAACGCGCACGCTGACGCAATAGCAATTTGACCAGCAGTAGGGTTAAGCAGATAAGTGAGCGCGCCAGTCGCAGCGATAAGCGCGCCCATTTGCCAAACTTTTAGCCGCACATGCAGCCAGTCCCGCAAGGCAAGGTCTAGGCCAATCAAAAAGAACGCGTTGATAGGCGTGACGCTTGGGCCGAACGCGGCCACACTAAGGTTGGCAAGCGTCATGGCTAAGGCGTACGCGGCGATTGCAATGGTGAGGTTCATGGTCGTGTCGTTTCAATAGTGACGCCGTGGTGATCAGCGACGAGGGTTTGTTTTCCGCCAAATTTTTCGTGCAGTTCGTCAGCGATCAACTCGTGAAAGCCGCTGTCGTACCGTTTGAATTGGTCCAAGATGTGTTCTACAGGAATTGTTTCTTCTGTGGTGATCTCCAAGTGGTATTTGACGCGTATATTGTTGATGGGGCAGACGCAAAAAAATTCAGTCTTGTAGGTATTCATAAGTTGACGGTGCATTGTGTGACTCAATGCGTGACCGCATGACTTGCGCTCGCGCTTCTTTGGTGGGCGGCAAATAGTTGCCTTTTGCCCAGTGTTTGTCAATGCCGACGTTGCGGCCAATGTTGGTAGAGTCTGCGCTGGCAAACGGAAGCCGCGTAAACACTTTGGGGTTCAGCATCCGAAGGCCGTGCATCTTGACCAGCGGGCGCCCTTGGTAATCGCAAACCACGCGCATCGCCTGATCGATTCGCGCCCACCACACGTCGTTGCCTACAGTGGCGTATTGCCCGCTGCTGCCAAGACAGACTCGCAGGTAGGTCGCCGCCATTCGCTCCAGCCTGTCCAGCGATTCGTGCATATGCCACACTGGCGCGCCAAAAGTTGCGCCTAACGGCCATTCGTCCAATAGCGCGTCGTTGGCCTCCTCATCGCCGTCAATCACGTCAGGAATAACAGCAAAATCGCACGACGGGATGCGCCTGCACGACTCGGCCCATTCGTAAAACGGGCGCCAGTCTTGAACAGGTTTTCCACTTTTCCATGCTGAAAAAGCGCCGTTGTCAATTGCAAACGACTGGCACACTTCAACAGCCAAGCTCAATTGATCGGCGTGGGCGTAACTCACAAAAGCGTGGCCGGCGTCAACAGCTTTTGCCGCAGCCGTTGCCGGCGTGATGGGCAATCCGTGATAGTGGATCACAACCCGCGCTCCCTGATCCATTGGTCAACATGCTCTTTGCTCCATAGGCAGGCGTAGTTCTGGTTCAGCCGCGCCATCTCCGACTGAAAGTGCCGTTGCAGCGGCGAGAGCCGACCGCTTGGCGCCTTGAGTTCGACGAACCATGTGCTGCCGTCCGGCAGGCAGACGATGCGGTCGGACACGCCTCGGTTCGAGGGGCTGACGAACTTGAACGCAACGCCGCCAGCGGCCTTGACCTGGGCGACGAAGTACTTCTCGATCGTTGACTCTCTCACTTGTCCACCCCGAACGCCTTGCGGATGAGATCGGCTGCTTGGTACGGCTCGGCCTCGTCGGCGATCTCAGCGCAGCGGTCTGCGACGATGGCGGCGAAGCGTTCAAGGCTTTGAATGTTGGGTATGGCGATTACGCCCATGTGCTGCATGAACCCAGCCTCCCGCGCCATACGGATGATGTCTTCTTTCATTTCAAAAACCCCACGATCTGCTCGTACACGCCGTTGCGGGCGCTGTTGTCTGTCTCGTACTTGTTCCATCCTGCGTAGCGCATCTCTGTCTCTGCTCGACGCAGCAGGTCAAACGCACGATCACGCTCCTCAGACAACTCCTTCATCACCTCAATGACCGCCTGCTCGTGCTTGAGCAAGATGGCGCGGATCATCTCCATCGGCGTTTCAATCATTGCAACCGCTGCGGCTTTGACTTTCTCATCGTCTGTCTTTGCCTTGGCAACAGCTTCCGCGTGTAGCTTGCTTAATGGCTTCATGATGCATACCCATCTGTAATGACTTTGTTCTTCGCCTCCTCCAGCGCACCGATCAGCATGAGCCGGTCAGGCACAGTGGACACCTTTATCTTGAATTGACCCCTGTCTTTCCAGAAGCACAGCACGATCACGCTGTCTGGCAACTCGTCAATTGCCTCGTTCAGCACCACCTTGGCCTGCACCTTGTGGTGGTCAGGGATGGTCAGGGTTTTGAGCTTGCTCATTCTTGCCCCCTTGCTCGGATGGCGGCGGCAGCTTCACAGGCAAAGCGATGCCAGTCATACGATGGACTGGCCTCCACCACCTTCGCACACGCCTCGCGCTCGGCTGCAACGGCTGCCTTCACCGCCGCCTCAAGCTCTGAGCGGTAGCACAGGGTGTCGTCGTCATCTTTCATGTGTTCTTCTCCTTGAGGATTGACTCGGCGCTTGTCGCGGCCTGAAGTTTGGTCAGGCAAGATTGGTTAATCGCCGAGAAGTCTTTCTCCGTCAGCCCGACCCACGCCACCGGCTCCTGCTTCTCAGCCTGCTCGATGGCGGCGCTCAACGCGTTTATCGCTGCGCCAATTTTGTTTTCAGGCCACTCACGAGTATTTGCCATATACAGCGCCTCCAGCGCCAGCTTTGTTGCTTCAATAAGGTGCTTGTTCATGGTCGTCCTTGGTGGGGTCGAACTTAGCCGGCGCGGCGGGCTGGCCGGGCCGGTCGAGCGGGTTGGGGAAGGGCGGGAACGGCCAGGTCATGCGGTCACCACTTGTTGCAGTGCAGCAATCAGTTCCTTCGCCTGCTCGTGCGTCAGCAGCGTGGAAATGCTGCCGTGCCTGATGTACAGACTAAGCCACACAACCCCTTCGTC